ACCCTGAAGTTCAGTAGTATTTTGTTTAACTTTCATAGATGTAGCACCATATTGTAAAGTTATTGAAGTTGCATCAGTTGCTGTAATAGCCTCTGTTGTATTATACCTTTGGTTCTGCCCTAATACAGTAAGATCATTTACTATTTCTGTATCATCAAAACCATTTTGAAGTATTTTTGATTTTGCTCCATGAACATATGAAATTGTTGTCTGATTGTATTCTTTAGGTTCGAATATAAACTGTTTATTTGGAGTTGTGTAAAATATTTTATTTGTGATTGATGCAAAATTTCTAACAATATCTATTAGTTTTCCATCAGCAATAAATTTTGTTAATGTTACTTCAGATTCACCCCTTGCTATAAATTCAAAATCTGTGTTGTTTGTTATTAGATCATTCATAATATATTCTACAGTTTTATCATCATATGCCTCTCCTCTTATCTCTGCATCTCCTAAAATCTTACCAAAACTCTGTGCTGTTACATCCTTATATGATGTATTATCTTCTATCTTTGTAATTCTTCCACCGAATTTCATAACAGATCTTGGATTATTTTTTGTGTATAATTTAGTTGCTTCTTGAGGTGTAACATTATATCCCTTGTATATTCTTAACCTTCCAATACTTCCACCATAGAATGTTCCACCATAATCCTTTCCTAATAATAATGAATTTGTATCAGTAAGATCTGTGGAAACTGTAGCAGTTCCTTTAGATACTTGATCAACATATAATGTTATAACATTACTTGCATTCCTAACAACTCTCACCATGTGCCATTCACCATCATTATATCCAGAACTAGAACTTGTTATATCAGTAGAACCTATCTTAAATGTTATATTACCTGCTGTGGTCTTATTAACAGATAATGCAAATCCATTTGACGTACTACTTCTCTTTGATAAAACATATTCCTCAGAAGTTGTTATCCATTTCAACCATGTTATTATTTCAAATTTTCCAGATAGATCTAAAGATGCTGAATCTGATATGGTAATATAATCATTTATTCCATCAAATCCAGCAGCATATCCACTCCACTTATCATCACCATAAACTATTCCACTTGCTGTACCATGATTTCCATTCCCACTTTCATCTTTCACAGATGTTTGAAAGTTGTATATCGCAGAAGCATAATTTAAATTCACATCATCTTGTAACCAAAGTAACTCTTTATTAACTACGACAGGAACATTATAGCCTACATCTATTTTAATCTGATCAATTGCCCTGTCACCCTCTTTTTTTAACCTTACTTTAATTGGTGTTCTTTCTACTCCATCAATAAATAATTTTGTTATCATTACTCATCATCAACTGTTACATCAGTTCCAACTTGGAATTCGATTGTTGCGTTGTATGTAGCAGGATCATTTGCACCTTTCTGTATACCAATTCTTGATATTACACCATACCTTGATATGAGATTTTTATTATTAGAATCATCCCACATTTGAAATTCATATGCTAAACCATCACTAATACCTTCTTTTTCAAAAGTATTAATAAAATACACATAAGCACCTTCAGGAGTTCTTGGATCCCATGTTGTATTATCTGAAGCTCTTGTCCAAGTATTCTGAGGTGTTCCACTAGCATTTCTAGCTGGTGATACATCTTCATCTTTTATTATCCATGAGAATGTTATTTTTTCAGTGTTTCCTTCTGCCTTTGTTAGTATCGCATCGTCAGATGCAGATTCTGGCATTGCGAATGCTTGGACAGGTATTGTTATTTGTTGATCAAATGAAGTTATATTTCTTGCTTCATAACTTTCACTATATGATGCAGAACCACCCATTGCTGTTGGTAATGCAAGATACTTCTTAAGATAAATCTGGAAATCTGCCATTAGATAAGACCTCTCCTTGAATGTGACTCAAGTAGCCAACGTTGTATTAATGGTTTAAGTTTCTCAAAATCAGCATCTCTTGAAACATTACCTACGTTAATATTAATTATGTTTGAACCACCTACTCCAGGAGTTACTGTTTCTGCACCCTGCTCACCAAATGAATATCTTTTACCACTTGCACCTATTCCAAATATTGGTTCGTTAATTATTCCACCATTTGCCATTCCAATCATGTCCATTGCTGTTTGCTTGCCTGAAGTACTACCTGTAGCCATAGCAGTAGACATTGCATCTCTAAATTCATCCTCTTTTCCGAACTTTACAGTACCTAGATTCTTTGCTTCCTGTACTTTATTTAATATACTCCATCCTGCCGTACCAAGGTTAAGCTTATGTCCTCCATACTTCTTCACCATGTCTTGAGCCATTTTATTAACTATACGTGCAGAGTTGGCATTAACTCCCATAGTACTATAAATTTTCTCTACTCTTTCAGTAAAATTCTCTTTTACTAAACCAGCCGATATTCCTTGAGATGTTAATTCTTTCTCCTTCAGTCTTACCTGATGACCTATTTCTGCCTTTCTGTTTATTTCTGCCATACTAGTACCACCTGCAACAGTTGTTCCTGTAATTGCTGTTGGTAATCCACCACCACTCATCATATCTGCTGTTATTGTTCCCATATTTGCTGTAGAACCCATCCAATTCTTTAAACCATTTAACTCTCGGCTTAAGGTTTTAGCAGTTCCATTATCACCTCTTAATCTAGCTTGTGCAATTTTCTCTCTATATAATTTTTCAAGTTGGTCTTTTTTCTTCTCAAATAATTTTGATATTCCATCCATAGACATCCATGCATTGTCTGCTGCCTTACTTGTTTTTATACCAAACAGTGAAACCAAATCAAACTGTTCACTTGTATTTTTGGCTGCTGCTGCTGTTTGACCTGCTGCAAGTAATGAATCATCAGCATATAACATTTCATCATCTTTTAGATTAGTTATTTCTTCTTGAGTTTGAAGTTGTTTTTCGTGCTCGGTTACTATCTGTCCTGAAAACGAACCTCCACTAGCAATTCCTGACATAATACCACCAAGACCACCCTTATTATCATCTTTTATATTATTTTCTTCCTTCCATGCTTTTATTGGATCATATGCTGCATGCATTTTTGCCTGTTCTTCAAAACCAAGAACTCTTGCCAATCCTGAGTCAAGAGCCCATTTCATTATTGCTGAGTATATTGTTTCTACTGGTTTTAAAAAGAATCCTAATGCCATCTTTCCATATTTCTCTCCTAGTTTACCAAGACCTTTATTTGCTTTATAGAATGGTATTACTATATTTTTCATAAAGAATAACATTATAGGTCTTAGAAATCCACCAATCATATCACCTATTGGTCTGAAAATTAACATGATAGATGTGTTAAACAAACTCATCATTGCTTTTAATAATGGTGATGAATCAAATAATTTCTTTCCAATCATTCCAACTATGCTTCCACCAACTGCAAACTTCAGCATACTCTTCATTCCCTTTGCTACTGGATTATCTGCATCAGTTTGACCACCAGCTCCACCTCCAGGCTTCACCATGGTTTTAAATGAAGTCATTGTGTTTTGTAATTGTTTAAAAATAGATGGTAATTTTACAGTTCCAGACATAGGTATTGCAGATTTCCCTCCACCATGAGTACCAGATGTATCAGGTGCAGCACCTTTTTTTAATCTGTTCCATGCTTGTGTTCTCTGCTGAAGTTTTAATCCTTTACTTATCTCAGATTTAATATCTTTTAAACTACTATCTCTTTTTGAAGCAAGAGTTTGTGCCTTGAATTTTTTTTCGGCTCCATCTCTAGCTTTTTGGTCTGCTGTATCTTTTTTTTGCTTAATTGTTTGCCCTCTAAATTCTTTAAGTTCTCTTACAGCTTGTTTATCTATCTTGTTAGATATATTCTCTATTTTTTTGAGCCCTTTCTCTGCTATTTTTGTCTGCTTCTGAGCTTCCTTAATAAACCTATCTCCAGTATCTTTCTTCTTAGCCATATATATGACAGTATATTTGCTATTATTTAAATAATTTCTTTCTGAATTTCTTTGGAACTCTTACTCTTTGATCCCCAACAGGCGTAGTTGCTTTTCCTTGTGCTTGCTTCATACTTTGTTCCATAGTCAATAATACATTCTTAAGATGTTTTACAGGTTGACTATCAACTATTTCTTTATCCCATCCAAACTCAGATGCACATATATAATATATTTCTAAAACTAGTTTTTCTCGTTCTGGAATGTCTCGAAAGGCTTCATCATCTCGTTCAAATATTCCCCTAAAGGGTAGGATTCGAGAATTTTGTTTCCTATCTCGGTGATTACTTTGTAACCAACAGTTTCTATACCCTTTGCTGATATTTCAAATGGTGCCTTTACAAGAGAGTTTAATATAACCTCTTTTCTATATTGTTGAACATTCTCTAATAATTTTTCTTCCTTTTCTACATTTGCACATCTCTTTATAATCTGTTCAAATTTACCAAAAGGCATATCATCTTCAAATTCTATAGTTTCGGTTACTCCCTTAATATCAATATCAAAGGTTTGAATTGTCATTAATTATCAATAAAATTTGGGTAATATAAACCTTTAGATTACTTTGCTGTGGCTGTTGGGTTTACACATGTAACTGTTGCTCCCTGTGCTTCCCAGTTTATTGTTTCAAATACTGGTTCTACTGGAACAATTCCATCTACACTATGTGTGTCTATTGCAACACCATAAAGATTTATTGTGATTGATTTTTCTGCTGCACCAGATCCACTGTTTGTGAATTTTAATTCTAATGCAGTACTTGAACCACTATGAATTTCTGAGGTTGGTGGTTTATCTATCTGATCTATTAATTGTTGTAGTTTATTATTATCCTTCCATGATGTTTGGAAAGTTCCATTAATATCAAATCCTTGCCTATATGATGCTGTTGCTTTGTGTGAACCTACTGCATAAAGTAAGTTTGCATTCTGTGTGAATGATGCACTTATATTCTGAATTTCTGCAACTGTTGATAATGATGAACCATCATACCATTTTAATGAACCATGTGCAAATGTATATGGGAAATTAATATCATCTGCTGCTGGTGTTGAATCTAATGTTGTTGAAGCATCTCCTTCTGAACCGAATGTTACATCAGCAGTACAATTAACCAAGTCATCAACTGCTGTATTTATTGTAAATCCTGTTAGAATACATCCTAATAATTTTCTTGATATGTTTTCAGTCTCCCCTGCGAATCCAACCTCTACTGAAAATGGTTGTACTGTTTTTGGTTGACCGTTTGATGCGTGTGGGTATACATGTGTATATGGTGCTGAACTTCCTGTTGTTGATGGTGTTCCATATAATGCTTTTAATATCCATGGATTTGAAAGAACAAAATCGGTTGATATTGAACCAGTTTGCTGTCCATAAGCAAATGCTTCTCTTTCTATTTGATTTAATTTTCTAATATCCTTTCTTGAGTTAGATAGTGTTATTGAACCTACTGCTTGCTGTAAGCCGAATGGCTTGTCAAAAGTACTAGTCACGGAACCAAATGTGGATTCCCATCCATATTGAACATATCCTTGTGCACCTGTGCGAACCATATATTCAAACCATTCTATAAGTATTTAAATATTTAGGTAGGATTCATCTTTCTGTAT